AATAGTCACTGTTTTGTAGCCGATGCCGTAGCCTTTGCCGATGCCGTCACCGAAGCCGTAGCCGTCACCGTAGCCGTTGCCGAAGCCGTAGCCGTTGCCGAAGCCGCCGCCAATGCCGTAGCCGTCGCCGTCGCCGTCGTCGCCGTAGCCGTAGCCGTCGCCGAAGCCGTAGCCGCCATCGCCGTAGCCGCCGCCGCCGTAGCCTACTGGAAGCATCACAGCCCCCAAGTTTCAGATACCGGCACTATAAAAATTACAGATGCAAGCGGCACTTCAACAGGATCGCATGGACGCAAATCCACACGCTTATCTTTTGGACTTGCAATCACACCAGCAAAACCGATTTCAGTCCACTTGAACACATGCAGCGCACGAGTAATACGGATGCTTTTGCCGACCACCGTATCAACTTGTTCGGTATCGCCAGCAAAAATCCAGCCGGAATTCACCACTACAACTGCACGATTGCCTGCGGCTTTAACGGGCGCGTATTCAATACCATCAATTACGATTTTGTTCATTTTCAATCTCCTTTATTTGAATGGTGGGGTACTCGCTGCGTCTGGGTAACTCGTCACGCTTTAGAGTGCGTGATTTCCGTCCAGCATCCGCTTTCCCCCGTTGATCAAAAGGGCAAATCGTCATCCAAGTCAGACATATCGCCAGCCTTTTTCTTTACCGGCTGATCTTTGTTTTTGTGCTGCATACTGCAAGACATGAATTTGCCCTTTGCGCCTTCTCTGATCCAAGCTGATATCCATATCGGTTCGCCCATCAAATCAAGACCGTCACCCCTGTAATCGGGGTGATTGTCGGTTTCTTTCTTTTGATTCTTGAACAGCGTAAAGCTGCCGGGTTTTGGTATGTAAGCCATGATTAGCCTTTCTTCAATGCTGCGCGTTGTTTGGAATCAAACCGTGACCACAATGCCGTTTTTTCGTCGGCATCAAGGTTTTGATCGTCAATGTATTTTTTTGCACTTTCAATATCGTTCAGATTGATTTGAGCAACAACCTCCTGGGCAATGTCAGACAAAAATTTTTGTTCGTCGGCAGGCATTGTGTCCCACACCGAAACAGCTATCGACTTGGGTGCTGATTTGGTGGCCGCGTTGCCGTCGTCATCTTCCGGCGCAACACCGCAGGCAGCAGCCAGGCTGTAGCGGCGGGCATAGGTCAAAGCTGATCCGAAACCCTGTGCGTCTGCCTTGCTGACCGGCAAGTTAAGCACACCGCATGACAGCCACTCGCCGGATGCGTGCATCAAGATCGTTTCGACGCGCACTTCATCCTTGTCGCTAGGTTCGATCCGCTGAACGTAGCTTAGTCCGCATTGACCAAAGGCGGGACGGATCGCCTCAACCACCGAGGACAGGTCAGCGTATTTGCTTTTGAAGAATGGATTGGCGCTGTCTTTGATTGCGCCCTTGATGTTCATTTGCGCCATTGCGAGCGCGGTGGCTAGGTTGGTGATGGATTCGGATTTGTTCATGCTATTACCCCCGTGATAATCAATAAGAAAAGTAAGGTGAAGCCGATAGCCACTGCGCGATCCCCGTTCATATTCCGAGTTTCCTGTTGAAACGTTCGTAATCAGTGTCGCCAGGGCCGACCCACCGCTCCCACTCGCGGGATTTCATCTCGCGATCCGCGTCGAGCTCTTCTTGCGTCATGGGCAACGTAAAGTGATTGCCCTCGGGTTTGCACGTTCCCCATGCTGCACGCTCAAGGTTGCAGAACGTCGGCAGGACGTGCCCGCTGATAGGCGAAAACTGCGGCTTGCGGGTGCATTCGGACGCTTCAATGTTGTCGGCGTTTTTCTTGTAGTGAGCGCAATTTTTGCAGAGGTTCATGGTTGTCTCCTGTTGTTGTCAATTGGTTACTGCAAGACGGACTTTACTTAGCTAGTGGCACAATGTCAAGCATTGTTGCAAAGGAAAATTGTAAAGTATTCTTAACTAAATCAATCCCGCTTGACAAGATAGATTGACACAGGTTAGGATGCTTTGCAAGTTATCTTTAACCCTATGAGGAACGACATGAAAATCGCACAGGCAGAAGCACACTTCGGCAACCGTCGCAAACTAGCCGAGGCATTGGGCATTACGAGCCAGGCAGTAAGCCAGTGGGCGAAGCGCGGTCAGATACCTGAGGGCATGGCATACAAGTTGGAGGTAGTCACAAACGGCGCTCTGAAGGTCAATCCTACTGACTACATCCCCGTTGCTCAGATGGTGGCTGAAATCGTCCCACAGCAATGAAATTCCTCTCTGTCTGTAGCGGCATTGAGGCGGCTTCCTGCGCGTGGGATTGGGAAGCTGTTGCTTTTTCCGAGATTGAGAAGTTCCCTAGTCAAGTTTTGTCATATCACTACCCCGAAACCCCGAATTGGGGCGACATGACCAAGTTTAAGGAGTGGCCCGATGCAAATGTCGATGTTCTCGTCGGAGGAACACCCTGCCAATCATTCTCAGTCGCAGGACTGCGAAAAGGACTGGATGACCCGCGTGGCAACCTCATGCTCACGTATCTTGCCATTGCTGCAAAGTATCGGCCCAAGTGGGTGGTTTGGGAGAACGTCCCCGGCGTGCTATCCAGTAACGGAGGACTCGACTTTGCCAGCTTCCTTCGAGGGTTGGGCGAATGCGGGTATGGGTTCGCCTACCGAGTTCTTGACGCTCAGTATTTCGGAGTTCCACAGCGCCGCAGACGCGTGTTCGTTGTCGGATGTTTTGGAGACTGGAGAAGTGCCGCAGCGGTTCTTTTTGAGCGCCACAGCTTGTCAGGGAATCCTGCGCCGAGCAGAGAAAAGAGGCAAAGTATTGCCGCCAGCACTGGAACAGGCGCTGCAAACAGTAACTGGCCTGCCGAAATAAGTAGCACGCTTGACACAACCTTTGGTACAAAACAAGGCTTAGAGAATCAGCACATCAATGCCGGTTGCCCGATGTTTGTTCCAGCGCAACCTATTGCACTTGCTGAGAACACCATTGGAAGACAACCGCAAAACGGTGGCAACGGTGATGGCTTTACCGATGGCGGTCCAATGTACACTCTCAATGCCACAGGTGTGCATGGTGTGGCGCAGCAGATTGTATTTAGCGGTCAAATGTCAAACCCGCAAACAGATGTGGACATGACGCAAACCTTGCAAGCCAAGAATCCGATGGCGGTTTGTCTTGGCGGTCAGCACCCAAATGCAGGAATTGGCATTGATCAAAGCCCGACATTGACAAACGCAATGGGCGCTGGTGGTGGTCATATTCCAATTACAAATGCCATGCAAGTGCGCCGTTTGACCCCTGTGGAATGCGAGCGCCTCCAAGGCTTTCCTGATGGCTACACGGACATAAAGCTAAAAGGTAAGCCTACCCCTGACGGCCTACGCTATAAGGCGCTAGGAAACTCTATGGCAGTCCCTGTGATGCGGTGGATTGGGCAGCGAATTGAGGCAGTTGACAGGATCAAATAATCATGTCAATCTACCATTGCTTGAAAAAAAATCAGGCCGCGTGTGGAAGCGCGAATGTATCCAAGCGAACCCCTACGCATGGGTTTCGGTTGTGTTGAGCATCTTGGATACGCTCACCTCCACCGCGACTTGAAACCCAGCCGTAGGGGTTTTTTTATGCCCGAAAGGATTGATGTGAATTTTTACCCGTTTCACATTGGCGATTATCTAAGCCAAACAGCGCACCTGTCCGATTCCGAGGACATTGCTTACCGGCGAATGATTGATCTCTACTATCAATCCGAGAAGCCTTTCACCGATGTTGCATGGGTTGCCAGGCGAATCCGATCCACGGTAGAGATCGTGTCGCCAATACTGGCTGAGTTTTTCGAGCACCGCGACGGGGTGTGGCACAACAAACGTTGCGACGAGGAATTGGCCAAGTATCACGCGATGCAGGATGGTGGAAGGAAGGGTGCGGCAATGAGGTGGGCAAAGCCTAGCGATAGCCCCCCTATCCCCCCCCTAAACACCCCCCAATGCCAACCAAGAACCAAGAACCAAGAACCATTAACCAAGAACCAAGTAACTACTACACCGCCTGACGGCGTATCACTTGCAATTTGGCAGGATTTTGTTTCTCTGCGGAAAGCTAAGCGAGCTGCGGTTACAAAAACCGCTTTACAAGGGATTGAGCGAGAGGCACAGAAAGCAGGCTTAACCCTACAGGCGGCTTTGCAAGAGATGTGTGCAAGAGGGTGGACGGGATTTAAGGCTGAGTGGCTGCAAAAGAAAGGCAGCTATCACGAATCGTTGACAACAACTGGATCATCAATTTTTGGAGGTGTTCGCCATGAAAGAGAGATTACCGGAAGCGTGGATCAAGAAAATCTTTCAGGTAATGCACGCCCACTACGGCTCAAAGTGGTTACGGATGTGGATGACGGGCCAGGTAGTTGATGGCGAGGATGTTGGGATCGTGAATGCTTTGCAGATATGGGCTGAGAAGCTCGCAAATCAGCGTCCTGACACCATTAAGCGGGCTTTGGATAGTCTGCCCCTTGAACCGCCGACGTTGCCTCAGTTCGTCGAATTGTGCCGGTCACATTGGACACCGCCGGTGATGTTGGAGGCCAAGATCACGCCGGAGGAAATTTCCCGCAACAAGGCAAAGATCAAAGCGATTCTCGATGGTATGAAAAACAAACAGGTGCAGCGATGACTGATCTCGAAATTATGCAAGCGTATCTAATGCTGAAAGTGCGCCAAGCTGATTGGCATGGCGTAGCAGATGCCGCAATGGATATTCGGGAGATGGAAGCCCGCAAAGCTGTAGAGCAAAAAAATGAAGTGGCAGGATAGGGTAGCAACAGCAGTGCGCGTGCAAGGAATGACGCGAGAAGAACGGGCAACAGCAATGCCCGAATCAGCGGCAATAGTGAGGGCGTTTGCGGCTGAGTTTTCGGTAGTAGAAGTTAGGGCAACAGAAAACAACCTTTTCTATGAATGGATAAAAAAATGATGCTAGATAAATGGTTTCCCAACTTGCAGTTTCCCCGTGTGCGTGCCACCGATCCTGATACTAGCCATGCAGCAGCGGATCAGGCAGCAGAACTCGCTACCAAGCACCACGGCATCATCCTGGCGGCGCTGGAGACACCCGGCACGATCTACGACATTGCTGCAAGGACTGACCTTGACCATAACGCCGTAGCCCGCAGGATGAGCGAACTAGAGCGCATGGACTTGGTTTACACCGATGGCAAAAAGAAAGGCGCGAGTGGTCGTATGTGCCGCGTATGGGTGCGGAAATGAGCATTGAAGCGATGAAGTTGGCGCTGGATTGCCTTGAGGATATTTTTGGAAAAGAAAAAATAGATGTGGGAGCAATAAACGCATTACGCCAAGCCATCGCGGATGCAGAGAAGCAAGAATCTGATGACCTTACCATTGCCTACATGAGTGGATTTCATGACGGCAAAAACAAAGATGCACTACAGCCGGATCAAGAGCCGGTGGCTATGCGCTATGACTTTGATGGATATGGTTGGCTTTACATTGACAACGGCAGCGGCAGTAATTGGAGAGAAAAAATTAAAAATGCCGAACCCCTCTTTACCGCCCCATCACAGCGCACATGGATTGGGCTGACGGAGGAGGAGCGTGACCATTTTGAAGGTCTGCATCTTTATGCAGCACGAAATCAAGTAGAAGCATGGATTGAAGGTGTACCTGCTTTTATTGATGCCATCGAAGCCAAGTTGAGGGAGAAGAACACATACACCTCCCCACCACAGCGCAAGCCGCTGCCACCACAATCACTTTGCGAGATGACGCAAGCCGAAGGCAAGATGTTTAAACTCGGATGGCTCGAATGCGAAGCCGCCCACGGTATCAAGGGGGAATGATGCTAGTCCAACTACTTGACCCCGATCCGATCTTGCGCGATGACCCTGTGCGCCCAAGTATCAGCCCAAAGCGCCGTGTTCAGGGGAAAAATAGAAGCGTCTATGCGTGGATAGAGGACAGACAAATCTGCGCGATTGTGTGCATGACGCATGACGTATTTATACCGACAACTGAAAAAGATTTGTTTCAGTTAGATTGGGAATTGCCTGACAAAGCAATTTTGTATTCGGTGTGGTCGTACAAAAAAGGATCAGCAAGTAAGTTAGTGCAAGCACTGGTCAAAAAAATACAAAAGACATTTTGGTTGCGCGTTGTTACTATGAGCCCAAAAACGGAGATGGCGCGGAACTTCCATTTGAAAAACGGCGCTAGATTGCTGCAAGAAAACAAGACAACGGTTAACTATGAATACTAAGCGCACCGTTGAACAAAACGCGGCGCAATGGCGAATCCTCAAGGCTTGGTCAAAACAGAAAGAATGGCTGATAAACGGCAAAAAGACGTTCCTGCACGAAAACGACTGGAAAGACATACTAACAGCTACCTATGAGGGCGAAGTCGCTCCAAGGCTTGCTCCTGGCCTTCATGGAGGCATTGTGATGCTAGGCAGGCGAACGAGTAAATATGACCGAGAGAAATTCAGCGATTGGTTAGATTGGCTGAACTTTGCTTCTATTGAGGCGGGAGTTAACGTTGACCAAGGCTGAACAGGAATGGCACGCCAAGGTGAGGGATTTGGGTTGCATTGTGTGCCGGTTGTTCCACGAAACCCGATCCGATGGGGATATTCACCACGTTTTGAGCGGCAGCAAGCGCAAGGGTGAAATGTTTGTGATATGTCTGTGTCCAACGCATCACAGAAGTGGACGCAATACGCCGGAATACGTCAGCCGCCATCCCTGGCGCAAGGCTTTCGAGCAAAGATACGGGACAGAGCAAGAATTGTTACAGCAAACGGAGGAACTATGTGCCAGTTCACAAAAATAGAAGAAGCTGAGGCGTTGAAGGTCTTACATGGCATCTGCACAGCTTTCCTTGAATTTGGGCAGGCAACAAGCGACTACACAGAAACAGAACTTGCTGAAGGGGTGTGCATGGAATTGTTGGTGCAGGATATGCGGATCACGATTGAGACCGGGCCGGAAGTGATTGCCGAGATTGAAACCGCCAAAGCTATTCAGAAAGCTGCCAATGTTAATTGACGACTGCCCGACGATTCAATGCTTTGTAAGGAAAGAATTTTTGTATGACGAGAAGGAAGGTCATGGGGAGTTTGTTAAAGCGGTAATTTTTGGGGTGCGGGCAGAACCTGCGCGAGTTCCCATGTTTCAGGTCATGCTTGAATCGGGAGCGCAATGGGCGCGAGTGCCGATCAACAAGATTTGTTTACAGCCTTGCGAACAACTACCGATTGAGCAGCTCGTATGGTGGGACTCGTATGGCTATGAATTCGCGGTGCATCAATTCTCATTCTTGAAAAACCACAAAGTCACGGCGCTCGGCAGGGATGGGGTTATCCGAACGGGGAATTACTTGTTCACCCTTGATTGGATGAAAACGGGGTGGTCAGAAACGCCGGATCAGCATAAGAATCATCATTTTATTGCTCTGCAAACCGGGCAACTAATTGCTTATCCGAACAACCGATTAGTGTGGCTCGACCCGTCCTGGATAGAACCTGCGCCGGACAAGAACTGGAAAACGCCCACGAAATCAATTTTTGTTGAGGGCTTATGAGACGCGCTGCAAAGGTCGATGCAAATCATGTGGAAATCGTTACCGAGTTCAAAATGCGCGGCTGTGCGGTCTTATCCCTTGCCCCGATGGGTAGAGGCGTTCCCGATCTGCTGGTGGCTTTTGGGGGCGTTACATGGCTCGTCGAAGTCAAAGGGCCAAAGGGTAAGGAAACCGAGGATCAACAAAAGTTTGCGCTCCAATGGACGGGGTGCAGAGCAATCGTTCGGGACGTGCAGGGAGTTAAAGATACGGTCGAAATCATGATCGCGCAAATGGTGAAATTGCGTGCTTGACTGCCTGATAAATTCAGAATATCATAGTGAAATTGCTGAAAAAGGGTGAAAAATGTCGAAATACAACGAATCGGCGGCAGCGTTTGTTAGTGTTCTTTTTCACTCAGCAACCGTCACGCACTTCATGCACTTGCAGACCAAGAGCTTTGCTCAGCACATGGCGCTAGGCGAGTATTACGACGCAATAGTCGATCTTGCAGACAAGTGGGCAGAGGCGTATCAAGGGTGCTATGACATTATCACTGGCTACCCCAAGGACTTCCACCTGGCCACCGATCCGGTTAAGTACCTGACGCAGATTAAAGAGTTTGTAAACGATCTCCGCAAGGACTTGCCACAGGATAGCGAGCTAAACAACTTGGTAGACGGCATCGCAGATCAGATAGACTCGACCCTGTACAAATTGCGCTTTCTTAAGTAATAACATAAGTTAAGTATGTTAACAATATCTGTTACAAATCAATCACATGGCTGCTAGGAAAAGAAAGATAACTTTATCTGATGCTTGGCGAGAGAAGATTCAAGCCAGTCAGATCATGAATCGCTTACTCAAGCACGTTGAGGGCGAGATTGAACTATCAGGTACGCAGGTCAAAGCAGCGGATATCCTGCTGAAAAAGGTCGTCCCTGACTTGGCTAGGACTGAAAACGTAGGTAATGAGGGCGGGCCGCAGGAAATGGTGATCCGATGGGCCGATCCGAAATAATCTTGCCCTATGCGCCTCGACCGGCATTCCTACCGTTCCATGCACGAACGCAGCGGTGGGGCTGTCTCGTAGCGCACCGGCGAGCAGGCAAAACGGTAGCGGCCATCAATGACGTTATCAGGGCAGCGGCGACCTGTAGATCAGCTTTCCCTCTGTTTGGTTATGTAGCACCGTATCGCAGCCAGGCTAAAAGCGTGGTTTGGGACTATCTGAAGAACTTTGCTCAGCCGATCATTTCAGACAGCAACGAGGCCGAATTGACGGTCACGGTAATGAACGGGGCGAAGATCAGGCTGTTCGGTGCTGACAATGCCGACGCTATGCGTGGTCTAGGTTTCGACGGTTGCTATTTAGATGAATATGGAGACTTCAAACCTAGTGTGTTCGGAAGCGTGATAAGGCCCGCCCTGTCTGATAAGCAGGGATGGTGTGTGTTCGGTGGCACGCCGAAGGGAAAAAATCAGTTTTGGAACATTTACGAGACAGCAAGGCAAAACCCTGCTGAATGGTTCTTGCTACGCCTGCCCGCCTCTTCGTCGGGGCTGCTACCTCCCTCTGAACTAAAAGCAGCTAGGGCGCAATTAACCGAGGATCAGTATCTGCAAGAGATGGAGACTTCGTTTGAAGCCTCAATTCTCGGTTCTTTTTACGGCACAGAACTCAGGGAAGCCGAAGAACAAGGGCGCATCACAAATATTGCTGTCGATCCCATTGTGCCGGTGCATACAGCATGGGACTTGGGCTATCGGGATGACACGGCTATTTGGTGGTATCAGGTCGTTCGGGGAGAGATACATGTTATCGACTTCTACTCGGTATCGGGCGCGAACATCGAGGAACTTGCCCAAGTCATTGCCGACCGAGGCTACCGCTACGGCAAGCACTATCTACCGCACGACGCAAAGGCTAAGACCCTTGCAAGCGGTGGAAAGAGCATTATCGAACAGCTTGCACAGCACTTGGGGCTTGGGACACTTAGCATCGTTCCTGATCTCTCGGTACAGGACGGCATCCAAGCGGTAAGAAAGATGATCCCGACGACTTGGTTCGACAACAAGTGTTACGAGGGCATCGAGGCGTTAAAGCAATACCAACGTGAGTATGACGAGGACAAGAAGGCTTTCAGACAGACCCCAAGACATGATTGGACTAGCCACCCCGCAGACGCTTTTCGTATGATGGCGATTGCGTGGAGGCAAGAACCGGCAGTCAAAGCGCCGGATAGAGACAAGCCTTTGATGGTAGGCCCGATGAACACAGTAACGCTCAACGATATGTGGGCGACTGTTAAACAAAAAGGATCAAGAATATGAGTGGCGTAGCTAACCCGTATCGTTATGCGTATGAAACTGTAGCAGCTAGTCAAACAGCGCAAGTATTGGGTGGGACTGGTGCAGTCGGTGATTACGTTCACCGTTTGATCGTAGTGGCTGCGAACGCAACTGCATCTAACGTCACGCTGATTGACGGATCGACAAGCATTGTCATTACTGGCGCAACGACTCCCGTTGGAACGTATAGCCTTGAACTCAACATGGCAGCAGCGACCGGCCCGTGGAAAATTACGACTGGTAGCGGCGTGTCTGTCATTGCTGTTGGAATCTTCACAGCATGAACAAAGCCGGGTTGTACGCCAATATCCTAGCGAAGCAGGAACGGATCAAAGCCGGTTCGGGCGAGCGTATGCGTAAGCCTGGCGATCCCGGTGCGCCGACTGCTAAGGACTTCCGCGAATCAGCTAAGACTGCAAAGCCGGAGAAAAAATGAGCGCAGCATGGACGCGTAGCGAAGGCAAGAATCCCGAGGGCGGTCTGAATGCCAAGGGACGAGCCTCGTACAAAGCTGAAACGGGCGGGACGCTAAAGCCACCGGTCAAGGCAGGCGATAACCCGCGTCGAGCGTCATTCTTGGCACGCATGGGCAATATGCCTGGCCCGATGGAAAAGAACGGCAAACCTACTCGATTGGCATTGGCGTTGAAGGCGTGGGGTGCGTCCAGTAAAAAGGATGCTCGCGCAAAGGCTAGTGCGATCTCGGAGCGCAATCGTGACTGAACAAGAACGCTTAGCGGCGGCATTAGCGTATCAAGGCGCTACGGCTGCACCGCCAACGATGGCGCAACAACTTGCCAAAGTTCCGAGCAGGTTAGTTGGCGCATTGAAGGCACTAGGCACAGGTTCAAGCTACGGATCAGCCGAACCTGTCAATGCTGTAAACGATTTAGCCCGCGCTAACTTTTGGCGTGGTTCGGTGTTTGGCGTTCCCGAAGATGTAAAACAAAGAAACATTGATAGGGCGGCAGAAATCGCAGCAACTTTCATCGGCCCAAAAGCTAAAAGTTGGAATTCAGAAACCAATGCACGCGCGTTACAAATGGAGCAAGCAGGCGCGACTCCGCAAGCAATATGGCAAGAAACCGGTAACTGGAAAGCACCGGATTCAGCATGGCGACAAGAAATAAATGACGCAGGCTCGCGAATGACAGAGAAAGTGCATAGCGACATAATGTCTAAACACTTTTACAACGATCCGTTAAGTGAAGCATTGACCCATGAATCGTTGTATCGAGCTTATCCCGAATTAGGCAGAATCAAAACAACTGTTACTGCAATGGAACAACCGAAAGGATCATTTAGTCCGTTAAGAAACGAACTTGAAGCATCCGGCCCTAGTTCACTGACGCAACGCAGTACCGCATTGCATGAAATACAGCACGCAATTCAACAGAAAGAAGGATTTGCAAGGGGCGGCAATCCTGAGATGTTTCGGCAATCAATAGACTTTAGTTCCAAAGCATTACAAGATGCTGCAATTCTTGACAAAACAATGCGGGCATCAAATCTTAGCCAACTTGAAGCGTTAAAAAGATTTGAAGTATTGTTTGGCAGAAAGCCCGAAGCGGGTGCGTTTGCTGCATTAGAAAGAGTAGGAACAGGTAAAGAATTGGACATTGCAAGGGATGCGGCTAGAGAAGCAGAAAAACTAGCAAAAAATCCTTTGGAATCTTACCGCCGCCTTGCCGGTGAAGCCGAAGCTAGAGCCACCCAAAAGCGCAGAAACCTAACAGACGAACAACGCCGAGCAGAGTTTCCCGAACGATCTTATGACGTGCCAATTAACGAACTAATCATTAGGCGATAAACATGGAAGATCAAAGCACAGGCTTGCAGAAGCTGATGCACAACGTTGCAGCCTACGACAACGACTTTAAGAAGTGGGAAGCCCGCGCTCAGAAGATCATCAAGCGTTACCGCGACGATAACCGCAGCCAAAACACGAACGAGACTGCCAAGTTCAACATCCTGTGGAGCAACGTTCAGACGCTGATCCCTGCGGTGTATGCGCGTCTGCCCAAGGCTGATGTGTCGCGTCGCTTTGGAGATAACGACCAAGTGGGACGGGTAGCCTCCCTGCTGATAGAGCGGGCGCTGGATTTTGAGATCGAGCATTACCCTGACTTTCGCAGCACGATGAAGCATTGCGTCGAGGATCGTTTCCTTGGCGGGCGTGGCACGTCTTGGGTGCGCTATGAACCGCACGTTCAAGCGATTGACATGCCCGAGGACGGGCTAGAAGTTACCGAGGACATAGACGAGCCGGAAGCCGGAAATCAAGCCCTAGCCGGTGAAGAACCAATGGAGCAAATCGAGTACGAATGCGCTCCCGTTGACTATGTGCATTGGAAAGACTTTGGCCATGCAGTCGCTCGCACATGGGAAGAAGTACCCGCTGTTTGGCGTTGGGTATACATGACCCGCGAGGCGCTGATTGAGCGTTTTGGCGAGGAAGTCGGCAACAAGATTCCTTTCGATGCAGGCCCTGACACCCTCAAACAGTACGGCCAAAGCACGAAAGAACACACCCGCGCAAAGATTTGTGAATACTGGGACAAGGAAACGGGCAAGGTCTATTGGTTCAGCAAGTCAATGCCCAACATCATTGACGAGCGCGACGACCCGCTAGAGCTAGAAGGATTCTTCCCCTGCCCGCGTCCGTTGTACGCAACGATGACGAGCGACACCCTTGTGCCGGTGGCTGACTTTGTGCTGTATCAGGATCAGGCTAACGAGCTTGATATCCTGTCCGATAGGATAGATGGCTTGGTCAAGGCTTTGCGCGTTAGGGGCGTTTATGACGCGTCACAGCCCGCATTGCAGCGACTGATGACCGAGGGCGAGAACAACGCTCTACTGCCTGTTGACACTTGGCTGGCGTTTGGTGAGAAAGGTGGCTTGAAGGGTGCTATCGACTTCTTGCCAATCGACATGATTGCTCAGACGCTCATTCAATGCTATCAGGCGCGGACTGAGATCAAGAACCAAATCTATGAAATCACAGGTCTTTCGGACATTATCCGAGGATCGTCTTTTGCGTCCGAGACGGCCACAGCACAGCAGATCAAGGGGCAATACGCCTCAATCCGTCTGCGCTCAATGCAGGAGGATGTGGCGCTGTTCGCTACGGGGCTTCTCAGGCTCAAGGCGCAGGTCATTTGCACCAAGTTCCAGCCCGAGACGATTCTGCAATATGCGGCAGCAAATCAGTTGCAGCCTGAAGATCAGCAGCTAATCCCCCAGGCGCTTGCATTGCTGAAAGACAAGCCGTTGCGTAACTTCCGAATTGAAGTGGCTGCGGATTCTCTTGTTCAGCTTGACGAGCAAAAGATGAAGCAAGAGCGCGGCGAGTTCCTGCAAGCGTTTGGTTCGTTCTTGCGCGAAGCATTGCCGTTGGGCCAGCAAGCACCGGAAATGATCCCGATGATTGGCGAACTGCTTAAGTTCGGAGTGGGTGCATTTAAGGGTGCGAGGCAGATTGAGGGCGCTATCGATCAGTCGATCAACAAACTGGTTAACAAGCCCCCAGTCGAGCCGCAACCTGACCCTGAGATGCTCAAAATGCAAGCTGAACAGCAAATGGCGCAAGGCAAGATGCAAGCAGACGGGCAGCTTGAACAGGCCAAGATGCAGGCTCAGATGCAGATTGAGCAAGCAAAGTTGCAAGCGCAGATGCAAATGGATCAAGCAAAGTTGCAGCTTGAACAGGCTAAGACGCAACGCGAAGTCGAAGTTGAGCAGATGCGGGCGCAGATGGACGCGCAGAAACTGGAGTTTGACCGTCAAAAAGCCGAGATGGAAGAACAATACAACCGCTGGAAAACTGAGCTTGATGCAGCAACAAAAGTTACCGTAGCAAGGATTGGGGCTAACCCTGGCGTTGATATCCCGCTAGTTGAGGCTGCAAACGCTTCGGCTGAGCGCATGACTGCTGAGCTAGGTAACGGCGTGCAGATGGCGCTGCAAAACGTCGAAAAGTTGCAGCAGGATATGGCGATGCTGCACGATCAGACTGCGGGCAAGATTGACAATCTGCTGAATGTCATGGCTGCACCGAAACGTATCATCCGTGGGCCTGATGGCAAAGCGGTTGGAGTTGAAATCGCAACATGAACGGGGGTTGGGACACCGGTACTTGGGACGAAGCAACGTGGGATTACGTTCCCACGCTGATCGACCTTGATACCCATGACGGCGACAAGCTGAAAGATCGCTTTGCAAGAGAGAAGGCGGTACGGGAGGAGCGTCGCCGGGAAGTTCTCGCCCTGTATGAAAGAATTGTTGAGGGCAAGGAAGATATCCCCGAAGTTGTTGAGCCGCTGAATTACATAACCAAACAACAGATTTTGACAAGTAATCTTAATTTTGATAAATTGATTGCTGATCTTAAGAATGCTGAACAGATATGGCATCAGCACGTTGAAAACGACGACGAGGAAATTCTGTTACTTCTATGAGAAAACGCTGGATTTATGTTGATGGTGAGGCGATAGAAGTTGGCGAGTACCAACCGACTGCTGTGCATCATGTGATGCCGGACATTCAGCCTTATCAGTCAATGATTGACGGTTCGATGATTACGAGCCGCAGCCGCCATAGGGAACACCTGCAAGCGCATGGCTGCATCGAAGTCGGCAACGAGA